CGGAAGGAGCAGATATGGTTCACCCACAAAGACAAAGAGCGAGCGTATCTGTACTCGCTTTCGGATTTTACCGCCAGTGAGAGCAAGACCAGAGGCACCTCTGATCTGGTGGCCAAATATCGGGCAGGCGTTTTCGGCGCATTGCCCGAGCCTGATCTGTTTGATACCCTTCTGGAGGTGAGTCAGTCATGAGTGCGCTGCCTCCCATTCGGCGAAAGCACAGAATCTGTGTTATTTGTGAAGGGTACGAGGATTATCATTACTTCAATCGCCTGATTGCCCTGAATCTGTGGGACGCTTCCTACAGCTTCACGACTATCAATGTCAAGAGCGCTTCCAACATACCGGCCCGGTTCCAGAACGAGTATCAGAACGACAGGTATGAGATCATCCTGGTATTCTGTGATACAGACAAGGAGCCATACCGGGAATATACTCTTGTCAAGAACAAAATCAACAGTTTCCTTGGCAAGCGGAAAGCCTCGGATAAACTTGTTATCTTCGCCAATCCCTGTACCATGCAGATTGTTCTGCTCCACTTTGGCGATGTATCGCTGAAAAACCAGGGAAAGAAGACCAATAGCGCGGAGATTGAGCGCCTGACTGGAATTCCAGGATATGACGCCCATGAGAAACAGATTCAGACATTGTGCGGAAAGATAACCCGCGCCAGCTATCCAGATATGAAGAAGCGTGCAGAAGCCATCAATTACCCCGATACTGTCTCTGGCAGCACGAATATCAGCGCATACTTGAAGTGGTTTGAGAAGCCCGATGACCATTGGATTGCTGAGATCAGAAAAGCCTGCGCACAATAAAGCATTACTTCAATACCAACAGCGGCGTCGTCCATACGGGCGGCGCTTTCATTATGCCTGTACGCCCTGCGCTACTGCCTGCGGCAAGCGCGGGTTTCGGACGACAATCCGATGGATTGCCCGTCCTCAGTCCGCCTTTGGCGGACGCTGCAAAGGAGGTGATTCCCCATGGCGTCAAGCACATCCGACCTGATTGTCCGCCTGTCCCTTGACACTACCAATTTTGAAGGCGCGATGTCCAAATTCGAGGGACAGATGACAAAGCTGCAGGCCTCCTGCACCAATGCCGGCACAGGGATCACCAACTTTAAGCAGGTGACGGCGCAGCTCCAGACATCCGCCCAGACCCTGACGGACAAGCTGGCCGCGCAGAAGCAGAAGGTGGCCGATCTTGAAGCCGCCTATGAAAAGAGCAAGGCGGAGACCGGCGAGAATTCCGAGGAGACAAAAAAGCTGGCCGCCCAGCTGGAGCAGGCGAAGCAGAAGGTCTCCCAGACCGAACAGGCGCTGAAGCTCGTCACCCGGCAGCTGAAGCTGTCGCAGAACGGCTTTTATCAGCTGGGCACACAGCTGGAAAACATCGGCACAAAGCTGGAATCGGTCGGCAAAAAGGTATCCCAGGTCGGCCAGCAGCTCACCACCAAAGTAACCACACCCATCGTGGCGCTGGGCACGGTGTGCGTGAAGACCTTTACATCCTTTGACGACAGCCTGAAAACTGTGCAGGCCACCATGGGCCTTGTGGCAGGCTCCTCGGAGGAAGCGGATCGGCAGATTGCCCTTCTGAACAGCACGGCTCAGGAGATGGGCCGCGCGACCCGCTATTCCGCCTCTGAAGCGGCGTCCGCTTTGAACTACCTGGCGCTGGCGGGTTACGATGCGGACGAGGCATGCGCGGCCCTGCCGCAGGTGCTGGCGCTTGCCCAGGCGGGCGGTCTGGATCTGGCTTACGCCTCCGACCTCGCCACCGACGCCATGGCGGCGCTGGGCCTGTCCATGGATCAGCTGTCCAACTTCTCCGACCAGATGGCCGTGACGGCGCAGAAGTCGAACACCTCCGTCGGGCAACTGGGTGAAGCGATTCTCACCGTGGGTGGCACGGCGAAGAATCTCAAGGGCGGCACCGCCGAGCTGAACGCGGAGCTGGGCATCCTGGCCAACCGCGGCATCAAGGGCGCGGAGGGCGGCACGCACCTGCGCAACGTCATCCTGTCCCTGACGAACCCCACCGACAAGGCCGCCGCTCAGCTGGAAAAGCTGGGCGTTTCTGTCTTTGACAGTTCGGGCAACATGCGGTCCATGAACGACATCATGATGGATCTGAACCGTTCCATGGATGGCATGACCGCCGAGCAGAAGCAGAACATCATTTCTACCATCTTCAACAAGACCGACCTTGCCGCCGTGACCGCCCTGCTGGACGGCTGCGGGGATGAATTCTACGAGCTCATCGGCTATATCGATGACAGCGAAGGCGCTGCCCGGCAGATGGCCGATACCATGGAGAGCGGCCTGGGCGGCGCCTTCCGCACGCTGAAATCCGCTGTGGAGGGTCTGGCCATCTCTTTCGGCGAAAGGCTGGCTCCGTATATCCAGAAAGCAGTGGAGAAGATCACCTCCGTCGTCAACTGGCTGACCAGTCTGGACAACAAGACCAAGGATACCATCATCAAAATTGCCGCCGTTGCCGCCGCTGTCGGCCCGGTGTTGCTGGTGGGCGGCAAGCTCATCACGGGCATCGGCAAGGTGATCAAGAACGTCGGCTCCGTTATGAAGGTCATTTCTGGCGCGACGAAGGTCACCGGGCTACTGGGCAAGGCCATGACCGCCCTGACCGGCCCAGTGGGCATTGTGATCGCCGTGATCGCGGTACTGGCTGCGGCATTCTATTCTCTCTACAAGAATAATGAAGAGTTCCGGAACAAGGTCAACGCCATCTGGGCGAACATCTGCGCGGCGTTTGAAAAGGTGAAGGCGGTATTCGTCAGCGCGTTTCAGACCATGCAGTCCTGGTTCGCGCCGATCAAGGCGTCCTTGGAAAGGCTGTGGCAGACTGTGCAGAAGATCGTGCTGAAGCTGATACCCGTCTTCGAGACGATTGCTGCGGCTGCCGGCGCGATGGTGGCCGTCGTGGTGGCGAAAATCGCCGGTATCATCTCCGCCATCGGTCCCATGATCGACGCCATCGTCAATTTCATCGATTTTCTGGGCAATCTGCTGTCGGCTGTCATTTCGCTGTTCTCCGGGGACTGGGACGGCTTTACCCAGGGCATCAGCGACGCCTAGGACAGCCTGTGTATCGCTTTGCAGGATGTGTGGACGGCCATCACCAATTTCTTCTCCACCTTCTGGGAGACGCTGTGCTCCATCGCCGAAGCCTTCGGCATCGACCTGGGGCAGGTGCTTTCGGACGCATGGACGGCAATTAAGACCGGCGTGGTGACGGCGTGGAACGCCATCAAGCAGTGGTTCTCCGATACCTGGACAAACATCGTCACGACAGCCAGCACGGCGTGGACAGCTTTCGCGGAGTGGATCGCAGGCGTCTGGGATGGCATTAAAACCACGGCGGCCACGGTGTGGAACGCCATTGTTGCCTTTTTCAGCACTACCTGGACGAACATCTCCACCGCCGCCAGTACCGCGTGGACGAACTTCACCACCTGGATCAGCGGCGTATGGGAGGGCATCAAAACCACCGCCGAAACCATATGGAACGCCATTTTGACCTTCTTCGCGGGTATCTGGACAAGCATCAGCACCGCCGCGAATACGGCATGGACGGCCTTCACGGAGTGGATCAGCGGCGTATGGAATGGCATCAGTACTACGGCCAGCACAGTCTGGAACGGTGTGACCACCTTCTTCTCGGGCGTATGGACAAGCATTTCCACCGCCGCGAATACGGCGTGGACGAGTTTCAGCACCTGGATCAGCGGTATCTGGAACGGCATCTCCACCACAGCCAGTACTGTATTCAACGGAATCAAAACGACTATTTCCGGTGTATGGACTTCCATCAAGATCGGCGCGGAAACGGTGTGGAACAGCTTCACCACCTGGATTGGCGGCGTATGGGACGGGATCAGCGGCAAGGCCACATCCGTGTGGAACGGCGTGACCTCGTTCTTCGCCACCACATGGAATAATATCAAGTCTGGCGCGACCACCGGATGGAACAACATCAAGTCCGGCATCGAGAGCACCTGGAACACGCTGAAGACCAACGCTTCCACGTCTTGGCGGAATATCACGAGTGCAGTGTCCACGGCAATCACTAACGCAAAGACCGGCATCGTGCAGGGCTGGACAAACATCAAAAACGGCGTGAAGGGCGTGTGGGACAGCGTCCTGGGAGTGATCAAGAGTCCCATCGAATCGGCAAAGACCTGGCTGCAGGAGAAGGTCAATTACTTCAAGGGTCTGTTCAACTTCCAGTGGAAACTGCCCTCCTTCAAGCTGCCCAAGATCAACGTGACCTGGAACGACATCGGCTGGGGCATCAAGCTGCCCAAGCTGTCCGTCTCCTGGAACGCGCTGGGCGGCATTTTCGACAAGCCCACCATCCTGGGCAGCTCGGCCGGGCTTCAGGGCGTCGGCGAGGCCGGCGCTGAAGCCATCCTGCCGCTGGATACCCTGTGGACGGAGATGTCCGCAAGGCTGAAGGCCGGTATGATCGACGTCATGTCCGGCTTTATGAGCGAACGGTCTACGGAAGACATGGAATCCCTGCTGCGGGATCTGATCTCCGCTGTCAGGGCAAACAATACGGAGTCTGAAACGGTTCCCGCCGTGAACGTGGAAAACATGGTCATGGCCAACGATATGGACGCGCAGTCCCTTGCCGCGCAGATCAGCGCCATGACGCGCAGGCGGCAGCACGGGTACGGATACTGACGGAGGTGATTTGTACGCATCCTTATTTTCTGTGGAAGGGCAAAAGCTCGGAGGACTACGGCATCATGGTTTCTGAATATCCCGCCATTTCCCGCCCGAAAGAGCGCGTGAACCAGATCGCCATTCCGGGTCGCTCCGGCGTGCTGATGCTGCCGGAGAGCGACTTGCCCGTATATGAGCCTGTGCTGCGGACGGCGCAGTGCTGGATCAGGCCGGACGTGTACATCGACGCTATCTGCGCCTGGCTCCAGGGCTCTGGCAGCGTAGTGTTCGGCAACGAGCCGAACCGCTCCTATGACGCCCGGATCATCAACCAGATCGATTTCAGCAAAATCCTTCGTGGGCGCGGGTTCAGGAGCTTTGCCGTACCCTTTCAGTGCCAGCCTTATAAGCGCCTGTACCCGCCCGCAGAGGACATCACCCTGACCGCCAGCGGCATGACGATCCACAATCCCGGCACAGTGCCGGCGTGGCCGAAGTTCACCCTGTATGGAAGCGGAACGATCACCATGACCACCTACAGCGGCGCGGTCGTGCTGAGCGGCATTGGAAACGGCATCGTGCTGGACTGGGAGGCGCAGGAGTGCGTCAGCCTGGATGGCGGCGCGCTGCTCAATGACAAGGTGGACGGCGATCCGCAGTACCTGCCGCCGGGAGACAGCACGATTACCTGGACGGGGACAGTGACAAAGCTGGTGGTGACACCGAACTGGCGGTATTTATAACCTTAGATATAAACAAACTGTTGAAATCAAAACAACAGATTGATTATTGATTTTGCGATCATGCTTCTTTACAATATAATCACACCGGTGAATGAACAGTGAAGGAGCCAGACTATGATCAAGCTTGGAGAGAGAATCAAAGAATTCCGTCAGCGTAACGGAAGAACGCAGGATGCGCTTGCAGAGGAACTGGGCGTCACAGCGCAGGCGGTTTCCCGCTGGGAGAAAGGGATATGCTATCCCGATATGGAAGTAATACCTTCTATCGCCAACTATTTCAACGTTTCAATTGATGAATTGTTCGGGTACGATAATGAAAGGTCTAAAAAAGCTGACGCATTAGCAAGGCAAATCAATGATATGATCCATCAGAACAACGGAAAAGATGTCAGCATGGATGAGTGCATCGCCCTTGCAAGAGAAGCCCTCATTGAGTTCCCCGGAAATGAAAAGCTCACGCTTGCGCTCGCATCAGCGCTGTTCACCGCAGGATATGTACGCCATGGCGAACATCACATCGAGGGAGACGATGGCTACAGCGTCTACGACGTTGTCAGGCACAGGGAATACTCAGAATGGAAGGAAGCTATCAGACTCTACGAAAAGCTTCTGCTCTCGCTTAATAGCGGAGAGATGCGCCAGCAGGCTGTGATCGAGCTATCGCAGTTGTATAAGAACACAGGCGAACATGAAAAAGCTCTTCTTCTCGCACAGTCTGCCCCTGATATCAATGCGACCAGATTAATGCTGCGGATTAACGCTTTTGACGGGAAAGAAGAGGTTTCCGCATCCGGCGAAGCGCTGCTTGATATGTTCCTGCGCAGCACGGAATTAATCGAAAGTATTGTGCGGACGGACATTCACATGCCGACGAATACTGCTGCCGGGATGATAGGGAATGCAATCATGATGTTTGATCTCGTCTACACAGACCACTTCTACGGAAAAAGCAGCGCATGGCTTACCTGCCTCCATATGCTGCGTTCTTATTATCTGTGGCTGTCAGGAGAAAAAGACGGCGCATTTGAGGCGCTTGATATGGCGCTTGGTCATGCAACAGCATATGACAAATTGAGTGAAACCAGCCCTGAATTCTACACGTCGCCTCTGTTACACCATGTCAGAACGAATGCCGAAGCACTGCCCATCCAAAGTCGATTCTCAGAGGAATTACCAGATGTCTGGCCCTGGTGGTGCGTCCCAAAACGCGAGGCGGTAAAAGAAGAAATGCAGACAGATCCACGTTGGGATGAATGGGTACGAAAGACAAAAGCATAAGTCTCTTACTTTTCAACTTGTAACAGCGTCTCTTCGGAGGCGCTTTCTTTATACCATTTGGAAGGAGGTGACCGCCTGTGATCTGTATCTATGAAGCCAACACCACAACATGGACTGGTAACGGCCTGTGCATCCTGCAGCCCTCCTCCTGCACGGTGAAGGAGATCGCGGGCGGCGATTTCGGCCTGACACTGATACATCCCATTACGGAAGACCTGCGCTGGAAGGAACTGCAGGAGGAGCGGATCATCAAAGCGCCGGTTCCCGCCTACAGGCCGCTGGAGGATGACGGCACAGTTATCGTCCCGGCGGAACAGGCCACCGAGCAGTGCTTCCGCATTTATTCCGTTGCCGTAGACACGGCCAACCATGAGGTAGCCGTAGAGGCGCGGCACATCAGCTACGACTTCATGGGCAACATGTGCGGCAGGCTTCCCACGCAGATGGGAACCTATGTCGTGAACGCCCTCGCCAAAATGCGAAACGCCCTGTTCACGCCGGATGACCGCATCCTCGCCACCAACATTACCCGCCGGGTCAATCTGGGCGACCGCAGCTTCGTCAATCCCATCAAGTTCCTGCTTGACCCGGAGTATGGTCTGGTGCAGAGAGCCCGGGCGCGTCTGGTACGGGACAACAATGACTTCTACCTGCTGGGCAACGATGAGCCCGCAGACCGGGGTTATGAGATCGCTTACGGCAAAAACATGACGGGCATCTCATGGAGCAAAAGCACGGATGAGGTAATCACCCGCATCGTTCCCCTTGGCGAAGATGCGGACGGCAAAACGCTGCTCCTGCCAGAGAAATGGATGGACAGCCCACACATCGGTGAATATCCCGTGGTACATACAGGCACGCTGACCGTTTCGGATGCGAAAGAGGTCGTGGTCGATGAGGATGATGAAGAAACACCGTCCGAGGACATCACGCCCATGTCGAAGGAAGAGTGCTACGCGCTCATGCGGCAGGCGGTCGCGGATGAATTCGCCAAGGGCTGCGACCTCCCTGATCTGACGCTGGAGATCGACTTTATTCATATCGGCGATACCGAGGAATACCGACAGTACCGCAATCTGGAGAGAGTATTTCTGTACGACCTGGTGCGCATCCGTCATGCGCCGACTGGTTTTGTGGCCAAGGCGCAGGTATCTGGCTACGAATGGAACGCGCTGACCCGACGGTATAACAGTATTACTGTCGGGAACGTGTTCGCCGTGGAGAGCAGCGCGGTGGCCGGGTACCAGCTGACGGAAGGCGCGGTGACGGCGACAAAGATCGCGCCTGGTTCCGTGACAGGCAGCAGTCTGCGGGAACTGTCCGTCACCAACGCCAAACTCGCGCATGCAGCTGTGGGGACGGCGAACATTCAGGACGCTGCGATCACACGGGCGCAGATTGCGGACGCAGCAGTCGGCACGGCGCAGATTGGGCTGGCGGCGATCACCCAGGCGCTCATCGGCGCGGAGGCGGTAGGCACCACGCAGATCGCGGACGGTTCCATTACAGATGCCAAAATCGTGGAGCTGACAGCCAACAAGATCAACGCCGGCACGCTGTCCGTGGAGCGGCTGGAGTTGATGGGTTCAAAGAACTCCGTTGTATATGCTCTCAACAATGCCGGCAATCTCGTCTCCCAAAATGTGGATACGCTGGACGGCGATGTCCTGACGGAACGCAGCATCACGGGAGACAAGATCGTAGCCAACGCCATCACCGCCAACGAAATCGCGTCCCGGACGATTACATCAAACGAGATTCTGGCAGGGACGATCACCGGCGCGGAGATTGCCGCAGAGACCATAGAGGGCGCGAACATCAAGGGCGGCACGATCACCACCGGGCATGTTGCCTCTGATTTTGGCAAAACCCTCGACCTGTCCAGCAACGAGGGCATCAATCTGCGGGTATCCCAGGTGTATGAGGATATGGACGAGCTGGTGGGATTCCGGATGGAAATCACAGCCACTTCGGATATTCTCTCTGAAGATATCCGGACCACCGCGCTGACGGCGCGGGTCTGGCATGGCAGCCAGAATGTTACGGACGATATTCCTGCGTCCCGGTTTCAGTGGAAACGGAAATCAGCGGATGAGACAGCGGATAATATCTGGAACGCCGCGCATACAGGAATGAAAAGCATCACGCTCACCACAAGGGACGTGCTCTACAGCGCCACCTACGACTGCGAACTGACAGAGGAGGAAGGATCATAACATGGCCATTATTGCAACGGGCTCAAAAACCATCATCGACTTGTCGGACGGCAAGTCGCTTTCTGTTTATCTGGGAGCGAATCAGCCCCGCACACAGATCAATGACGTGAACGCAGGCGCTTACAGCCCGGACTGGACGACCACGGCCGGAAAGCTGGTGATCACGCCTGTGGTCTACGCCAATCAGACCGCCATTGCGCTGAACAACGCCGCCCTCACCATCAACTGGAAACGCAAGGACGGTTCCGCCGCTGAGGCTGCGCTCAGTTCCGGCGAAACGGTCAGCGGCAAGGTACTGACGGTCAACAAGAACAACCTGGCGACTGCCACCAGCAAACAGCTGACCTACATCGCTTATGTGGCCTATGCGGATCCGGATACCGGACTGACCATTAACGCTACGGCGGATATCACCTTCGCGCTGCTGACCACCGGCGAGGACGCGAAATCCGCCTGGATCAGCGGTGAGCAGGTGTTCAAGTACAACGCCGCCGGGTCTGTGTCTCCCGCGCAGATCACCCTGACGGCGAACCTGCAGAACGTGACCATGGGCAAGTGGCAGTACAAGAACAGCTCCGGCGCGTGGACGGACTATCCCACCACCAGCGACAACGCCGGCATCACGGGTGCGACGCTCATCGTGAAGCCCACGCACGCCATCTGGGTCGGCCAGAGCGCCACTCTGCGGATCACAACCTCTGATGCGAATATCGGAGATACCGCTTCCATCTACAAAGTGCAGGACGGCCAGGACGGCGCGCCGGGTGGAGAAGGTCAGCCTGCGTCGCTTGTGTTCCTGACGAATGAGAACATGACTTTCGCTGGAACGAATGCCGGCAAGGTGGCGGCGGCCACGAAGACCTGCCATGTAGTGGCTTATACCGGCACTACGAAGGTCACGCCCACAGTCGGCACGCCCACCGGGATGCCTGCAGGTATGACGATTGCTGTCGGCAGCGCCTCGGACAACGAGATCCCGCTCACCATCACCATTGAGGCGAATGCCACGCTGGGCGGTTCGGGGCAGACGCAGGGCGAAATCTCGGTGCCTGTTACTTCGCCTGTGGAAACCACGCTGAAGATTCAGTGGAGCAAGGTGAACACCGGCGCGACTGGAACGGCGGCCTATGTGCTGACAGTCTATTCTTCGGACGGTACGGTGTTCACCAACGGCCAGGCAAACGATACAGATGGAATTACGCTGCAGGCGCAGTTCTATCAGGGCTCTTCCAACCTGACCGCCAACAGCAAATCTTATTTCCTTTGGGAAAAGTTCGAGAGCGGCGCTTGGGTGCAGGTGCAGACGGATACCGCTGGCACAGCAGGGAGCGCTTATACCGTCCATGCCGCAGATGTGCAGGGTTCCGCAACTTACCGCTGCCGGGCGCGTTACAACAGCACGACGGTTTTCTTCTACGACACCATCACCATCATCGACAAGACCGACAATTACCAGGCGGACATCGACAGCACAGCGGGAGACGTGTTCAAGAATACCGTTGGCCAGACCTGCCTCATCTGCCGTCTGTGGCAGAACGGACAGGAAGTCGATCCACTCAAGTCCACTACCTATTCCAAGACAGCGCCCTCGTCTCCCGCGACGGGGAATTTCTATTATCAGATCCAGAACAGCGGTGCGGCTACCAAGCTCATGCGCTACAGCGGCTCTGGCTGGGAGGATGTGACCAGCGATGACACGTATAAGCACGAGAAGACCTACAAGTGGTACCGCAGGGATAAGGATGGCATCCCTATGGACAGCGGTGCGGTGTTCGCCACAGGCAAGGTCATCTATGTGGACGGGGACGATGTGACGATAAAAAAAGTATTCGTCTGCGAGGTGGAATAAGCCATGATCGCACAGGCGCATTTTACCATTACCGATCTTTCGGACGCCACGGCAGAGGTCATCGTCGGCACACAGACCGCTGCCACCAATGCCTGGAAGGGGTCGGCGACTTTCACGGAGCTGAAGGACGGCCAGACCATCCTGTATTGGCTGCCCTTTGCGGGGACAAGTACGGCGGCAACGCTGGAACTGACGCTGCCGGACGGCACGACCAGCGGCGCGGCGCCGGTCTATATCAACGGCACGACCCGCTGTACCACCCATGTGGCTGTCGGCAACGTGACACAGATGACCTACCGGGTCAATACGCCCATCAACGGCAGTACTGCAAAGTATACGGGCTGGTGGATCACCAGAAATCAGGATACCACCACCAATTACTACGACCGCATGCAGTACAAGGCGTCCGTCACGGCAACAGGCGCGATTGCGGCAGGCAGGCTGGGCGTTTTCAACAGCGCGGGGAAACTGATTCTGCTCTCGACTGCGGCTTTTGATGTGACAAAGCCCATTCTGTACATCGGCACCGCCTATGCCACAGGCAAGCTGACCCAGACCGACAATTACATCTCCTGGGGCACGGAATTTTCCCTGGAAAATACAGTATCGGGTTTCTCCGGTACAGCCGGCGCGACGGTGTATATCAGGGGGACGCTGAACGGGAATATGTTCACCCCTGCTTCGGGTGTGCTGACCACGACGGCTCCGATCACGGAGGACGGATACACCTACATCCTTCTGGGCCTGATGAGTACTACGACCGCCGCGGTGCTGGCTCCGGAGCATCCTATGTTCCGGTACTACAACGGCGGCTTCAAGACGATCTCCCAGATCTCGTATGAAGCTTTTCTGACAGCCGAAGAAGCGCAGGAGGCCATTGACGCGCTGGCGGTGGGTGGACGCAATTATATCCTCAGCTCTGGCTCGGAGGTGGCGACATCCTCCGCGCAGGTTGCCCGGTACGCTCTTTCCGAACCAATGGTTGCCGGGGAGCAGTACACTGTCTCCCTGACGCTCACGCCCATGGAAGAATACGCCGGTCTGACCGTGCGCACCTCCGAGGGCGATACTATTTTGGCAACAATCGATTTGCAGGGAGTCACCAGGCAGACAGTACAGGCGACCTTTATTGCGGAATACGCCGAGGGCAAATCTCCGGATGACGCGCCGGACAACGCCGACATCCTCATCTACCGCAAGCCTGCCAGCGCCGGGACGGCCACGACCATCATCCACCAGATCAAGCTGGAAAAGGGCAACCGCGCCACGGACTGGACGGCAGCTCCGGAAGACGCGGAAGAGGCGCTGGAACAGAAGCTGTCCTCCGTGCGCGCGCAGATCAGCACCGAAGCGGACAGCATCCGCTCGGAGGTACAGGCTACCTACGCCCTTGCCAGCGATATGACGCAGGTTGCCCAGCAGGTCGGCACGCTCTCGGAACAGACGCAGAGCAATTACACCTGGGCCGTGACTCGGATCAATCAGCTGCAGCAGGACCTGACCGACGCGCATGAGGCAACGGAGGATGAGCTGGCGATTTTCCGCACTTACATGTCCTTTGACGAGCAGGGGCTGGTCATCGGCAAGACGGGCAATCCCTTCACATTCCGCGTGGTGAATGACAGGCTGGCCTTCTATATGAATGACAGCGAAGTCGCGTACCTCTCGAATAACAAGCTCTATGTCACCCATGCCGAAATTCTCTCCCGGCTCATCATCGGCAAGTTTGCCTTTGAGCCTCAGAGCAACGGCAACATCTCCCTGATCTATAACGGCTGACGCCGGGAAAGGAGATATTATGGCAACAACAGTAGCGTACAGCGCATCGCTGTGTACCAGAAAGACCGGTTCGTCTTCCAACGCCAAGAGCAATGCTGCCAGCCAAGAATTCTACGAGAACAGCTACAACTATGTGGGCATCATCTCGTTCTCCGGCATGAACCTGGCCAACAAGGTGATCAAGAGCATCTGGCTCTCCATTGACGCGGCGAAGGCAGGTTACGGCGCGGGATCAACCAAGACCGTCTATATGCGCAAGGCCAACTACCAGAACGGCATCGCGTCAGGCGTGACGGGCATCAATTACACCGGGGATGCGCTGGGGACATTCACCGGCTCGTTCTATGGCAACAGCACCGCCTATCAGATGACAGACACGCTGTTTACCAACATGGCGGCGTACATCGCCCAGGGGAACAACAGCTTCACCATCTACAATCCCAGCCCCAGCACCTCATCTCAAGGATATTCGTACAATTACCTGCAGTGGTCCAGCGTCACAATCACCATCACCTATGAGGAAGCGGTATCGCAGCCGTCTGTATCCTCTTCATCCGTGAACATGGGCAGCGCGGTGACGATCTACACCAACCGGGTCAGCACCGCCACCACGCATACGCTGCTCTATACCTTCGGCAACGTCAGCGGGACGATTGCGACCTCTGTTGGCTCGTCTGTCAGCTGGACACCCGCGCTGACACTGGCCGCGCAGATTCCCAACGCCACCAGCGGTGTATGCACCATCACCTGTCAGAGCTACAACGGCGGCACATTGACCGGTACGCGCACCTGCACGCTGACGCTGAATGTCCCCTCGACGGTGGCTCCGACAATCTCGACCGTAACGGTCAGCGACACCAATAACACGGTGGCGACTAAGATCGGCGCATATGTGAAAATGCTCAGTACGCTGTCAGTGGAAATCACGGCGGCGGGAACACAGGGCAGCACAGTATCATCCTATCGCACATCGCTGGACGGTGTGAATTACACGGAGGCATCGTTCACCTGCAGCAAGCGCCTGTCCGCATCCGGCGACCTGACGCTCACGGTTACGGTTACGGACAGCAGAGGCAGGACGGCGACCTATACCGAAACGCTGACGGTGCTGGATTACAGTTATCCCTCCATCCGCCTGTTCAAGGCGGACCGCTGCAATGAGGACGGCACCGCTGCGCAGGTGGACGGTACACATGTGCGCTATTCCTTCCAGGGCAGTGTGGTCTCACTGAACAACAAGAACGCGCTGGCTGGCGTGGTGTACTACAAACTTGCCAGTGATTCGGAATGGACGAAAGCGGAGTCGCTGCCGGTCACCTCATACACCCTCAGCGCCACAGACAAGGTGCTGACACAGATTTTCGACGCGCTTTCCAGCTATGACATCAAGGTGCGTCTGCAGGACTATTTCTACTATGTGGAGCAGGCGGTGTCCATCGGCACAAAGGGCGTCATCATGGATTTCCTGGCGGACGGAACGGGCATCGCCTTCGGCAAGGTGGCGGAGACTTCCGGCTACGCAGAGTTCGGCTGGCCGCTGAAGCTGACGGAGCCTTTGGAGATCGCGCAGGGCGGCACAGGCGCGTCCACCGCCGCGGGCGCTCTTTCCGCGCTGGGCGGTGTGAAAAAGAGCGGCGACACCATGACGGGCAATCTGTCCATTCAGGGCTATCTCTATCCGTCCATGTACCTGCTGCCGTACTACAACAATACTACCAACCGCACGGTGTTTGAGGGCAGCTATGCCGGGGCGTCCTCTTTTGCGTCCTGGGAGGACAACACAGGCAACAACCGCCGGATGCTGGAAGTCAGGACGAAGGCATATCAGAGCAGCCTGGATTACGCGGTGCTGCTCCGCGTCTGCGATGCGGGCAACTGGGCGAACTACCGGGTGTTTCATTCCGGCATGGTGACGGGTGTACCTGTGGCCAACGGCGGCACGGGAGCGACTACGGCAGCGGCGGCGCTTACCAATCTGGGCATATTCTACGCAAGTTCGCTGCCCTCCACCGGCACGGACGGTCAGATCTGCCTGGTGCCTGTATAAAGGGGTGAGAGTATGGCTCAGGCCTTTACGGCGACGGCAAACAGCAATGCCACCATCGGCTACGCGCTGTACGGCAGTTCCTCCTGGAGCAAAGGCTCCTCCAACGGTGCGTGCCAGGGCGCGTACCAGAAAACATCGGCCAGCGGTTCCCGCGTGGGCGTGATGCTTTTCTCGGGGGCAGGTACGGCGCTGAAGGGGAAAATCATCAGGAACATCGTGTTTTCCATCACGTCGTCCAAAGCCGGCTCGGGCAGCACATCCAAGGTGCTGACGTTCAGGAAAGGCACGCAGCAGACCTTTCCCACGGGCGGCAACGGCTCCGCCATGGTGGGCGATGTGCTGGGCACACTTACCGGCAAGTTCTATGGGAACACCACAACGTTCACGCTGAACGCATCATCCAACACAGCCTTCTTTAGCGCCCTGGCGGCGTATCTGAAGGCGGGTAATTCCCTGCTGGTTCTCTATAACGGCGAGACGTCCACAAGCTCAGGCTACTCTGCGAACTATGCCCGCGTCACGTCCATCACCATGACGGTGACCTATGAAGCAGCGACGGTGTGGTACCGGACGGGCGGACAGTGGGTGCGGTGCGCCGTGTATTACCGGCTGAACGGAGCGTGGGTGCAGGTCGCACCGTATTACCGCAGCGGCGGCGCTTGGATACAGGTTTAGGAGGACTCGCATGAAACAACATAAATCCCGGGATCGACCCGCTCTCAACACGAGGGCGGGTTTTCCATATCACAACAACGAAACGGAGGAAAGACTATGAGGGACTTTTCCATTGATCTGATCTGGACGAAGGTGCAGATTGCCATCACGGCCATCGGCGGATGGCTGGGCTATTTTCTGGGAGGTATGGACGGACTGATGGTCGCGCTGATTGTGCTGATGACCCTGGATTACATCAGCGGCGTCATGTGCGCCATCATCGACAAGAAGCTGTCCTCGGCAGTGGGCTTCAAGGGCATCTGCAAGAAGGTGTTCATCCTGATGCTGGTGGGTGTGGCGCACATCATCGACCTGCATGTGGTGGGCACCGGCAGCGCGCTTCGGGGAGCTGTCATCTGCTTCTATATGTCAAACGAAGGCCTCAGCCTGCTCGAAAACGCCGCGCATGCAGGCCTGCCCATCCCCGACAGGCTGAAGGACATCCTGTCCCAGCTGCATGACAAGGACCGCACTGAAACGACCGACCAGGGCGACGGCGAATGACCGCCGCCCTCATTTCATGATGGGAGGATATACGAATGTCTGAGAGAATCAATACCCCGTTCACCAACGAGCATTTCGTGGACTGGTGTCTGAAAATGGCGGCTGCCAAGTCGCCCTACTGGTACGGCTTCTGCGTCTACAAAGCCAGTAACAGTCTGCTCTCCCGCAAAAGCAAACAGTATCCCCAGCACTACGGCTCCAGCCGTACCAGCCGGTACAAAAAGGATATCGCCAACAGGCAGGTGGTGGCCGATTGCGTGGGCGGCTGCAAGGGCTACGCCTGGACGAATGGCGGCCAGGGTGTGCTGGAGAGCATCGGCACGGACAAGACCTTCACCAGCAAGTACGGCTCCAACGGCTGCCCGGATAAGTCTGCCAGCGGCATGTTTTCCTACTGCAAGAGCAAGGGAATGGACTGGGGCACCATCGACACCCTGCCGGAGCTCCCCGGCGTGGCGCTGTTTACGGACGGGCATATCGGCTACTATGTCGGCAACGGATATGCCGTGGAGTGGCGCGGCTTCAACTACGGCTGCGTCAAGACTGTGGTGAAGAACCGCACCTGGAAGCACTGGGCAAAACTGCCCTTCATCAACTACGGCGAGACCACCGGCACACAGCCTGCTGAAACCGTCACCTACACGCTGGGTAGCCGTCTGCTGAAGAGGAGCTCCACCGGCGTTGATGTGAAAACGCTGCAGGAGCTTCTGAATCAGCTGGGTGAGTCCCTGACTGTGGACGGTGACTTTGGCAGCAGGACTGAAACCGCTGTAAAGGCTTTCCAGAAGAAGGCCGGACTGAAACAGGACGGCAAATACGGCGACCAGACCCATGCCGCGCTGATGGCGGCTGTGGCCGACAACGATGTCGGACAGAGGACGGAGCCTGAGCCGGAACCCGAACCGGAGCAGCCGACCGGGACGAAGGTAAAGATCGTCTGCGACAACGGCACGGTGAATATTCGCCAGGGCAACGGTACGGAATATGGCCGCATCACCGCTGTTGAGGACGGCACGAATCTGGAGTGGATCGCCACCGCGCAGAACGGCTGGTATGCCGTGAAAATCGCCGGACAGGTCGGCTGGGTATCGGGGAAGTACAGCGAAATCATCAATGCGTAACTTTTGCTCAGAAATGAGCTAAAGTCCATAAGCGCCGCGGGCAGAGACGTGGCTCTCTGCTGGCGGCTATTTTTGTTTTTTGGCTACTGTAAAAACATATGACTTTTGGGCGTAGGAAGGTGAACCGACAAACGATTGGAGGGACACCGGATGACGCTCGATGAAAAGAAACGCCTGATTGCGATGCGTGAGGCAGGTAATAGTTATGCAGAAATTGCTGACACGCTTGGAATATCAAAGAACACCATAAAGACGTTTTTCAGAAGAAACCGGATGATGTGTGAAAACCAGGAGCAGTCTGATCCTGGTGATAATGAGCATAAAGCTGAAAAACTATGCATTAATTGCGGGAATCCCGTCATCCAGCAGCCAGGAAGAAAGGTCAAAAAGTTCTGCTCTGACATTTGCCGTACACGCTGGTGGAACAGCCATCTGGATCAGGTCAGGCGGAAGGCCATGTATGAATACACCTGCCCAAACTGTGGCAGTAAGTTCACCGCTTACGGAAACGCTCACAGGAAATACTGCTGTCATGAGTGCTATATCGCGGACAGATTCGGAGGGAAGCATGACAGCTGATGTGTTTGAACGGGAGCGCTGTTATGGGCTGGTTATGCATCAGATGAAAAGGCTGCTTGCCTCCGGGCTTATTACGACGGATGAATTCAGGGAGATCGAAGCACGGTTCCGTGCAAAATATCATCCCGTCACCGGCTCTGTATTAGTAGAAACCCAGTTGCTATGTATCGAAAACGGAGTGATTAATGGTAGCGGGAAGGAGGGCTCGGATAATGAAGAAAATCAGTATTCTGGAGCCAGCGGCGCCAGCGTTTAAGCCCAGAAAGCGCGTCGCAGCCTACGCCCGTGTTTCCATGGAGACTGAAAGGCTGAAGCATTCCATTTCGGCGCAGATCAGCCATTACAGCGCGCTCATTCAGAAGAAACCTGAATGGATTTACGCCGGGGTTTATGCGGATGATGCGGTTTCGGGAACGGGCATCGACAGGCGCGGTGAGTTTACCCGCCTGATCGGGGATTGCGATGCCGGGCTCGTGAACATCATTCTCGTAAAATCAATCAGTCGTTTTGCCCGCAATACCGTTGACCTTCTGGAAACGGTGCGGCACCTGAAAGACATCGGCGTGGATGTCTGGTTTGAGGAAGAAGGGATTCACTCTCTTGACTCTGACGGAGAACTGATGCTCACCATCCTCGCGTCATTTGCGCAGGAAGAGAGCCGCAGTATCTCGGAGAATGCGAAATGGGGTATCCGCAAAGGCTATGAGCGCGGTGAAGCGCGCAACTGCATGCTCTACGGGTATCGCTGCCGAAATGGTGAAACAGTGATCGAGGAGAAGGAAGCGAAAGTAGTACGCAGGATTTTTCAGATGTTTATCGCCGGTGATTCATGCTATTTCATCGCCAAAAAGCTGAATGAGGAAGGAATACCCAGTTTCTATGGCAAGACGTGGTCAAACACGGTGATCAGCAGCATGCTGCACCAGGAGAAATACATCGGGAACCGCATGATGCAGAAATACTACACTGAAAGCCATGTCAGCCACAAGGTAGTGAAAAACAAGGGTGAGCTGCCGATGTACTATCTGGAAGGGACGCATCCGGCTATTATCGATGAAGAAACCTACCGGATGGCGCAGGAAGAATACGCGAAGCGATATGGTGTGGAGATTGTAAACGGCACTGCTGAACGCGCTCATTATATGTACCACCATCCCGGAGAATACAGAAAACCAGAGTTCCATTTTCGCCGGGCACAATGGACGGAAGAGCAGCGGCGGGAAATCAGCGAAAGAAGGCGGTCGAGGGATCTGTACGGTCATGCCCAGCACGACCTGACGCTGTTTCTCAAGTGTGAAGGCTGCGGTGAAAATCTTGTCGCCCAAGTGCGCAGTTTTACTGACGGAACACAGAGCAGGCGCTGGCATTGCTACCGGCACAGCAAAGTGGCCCCTGAAACACCAAAACCAATGTACATGAGAGACTGTACGCTCAAAAAGATCATCTGCGAGGTTCTTGGTTTGAATGAGTTTGACGAAAACGTCATGCTGGAGCATTTGACGCACATATCTGTCCTGGGAACGAGGCTTACCTTCCATTTCAGGGATGGACATACCGAAGAGAGAACCTACGCGCATGAAAAACGCAAACGCTGCCCAAGGAGGTACTGAACATGGCAACGGTAACGAAAATCCCGGCGACGGTCAGCAGATTTACCGCCGCGCCGATTGCGGTCAAGCAGAAAAGAACAGTCGCCGCCTATGCCCGTGTTTCAACGGATCATGAGGACCAGCTGAACAGCTACGAAGCGCAGTGCGATTACTATGAGCGTTTCATCAGGGAACATGACGAATGGGAGTACGCCGGCCTGTACAGCGACGAGGGCATCAGCGGCACCTCCACCAAGCGCAGGAACGGGTTTAATCAGATGGTGGAGGATGCCCTGGCTGGGAAGATCGGACTCATTCTGACAAAGTCTGTCAGTAGATTTGCCCGCAACACGGTTGACAGCCTCACGACCATCCGCAAACTGAAGGAACACGGCACCGAGGTTTATTTCGAAAAGGAAAATATATGGACCTTCGACTCCAAAGGCGAACTGCTGATCAGCATCATGTCCAGTCTTGCGCAGGAAGAAAGCCGCAGCATTTCGCTCAACGTCACCTGGGGCCAGCGTAAGCGATTTGCTGACGGAAAAGCGACAGCGCCGTTCTCCGTTTTCATGGGCTATGACCGTGGGGAGAACGGCGAATTTGTTTTAAACCTGGAACAGGCTAAGGTTGTGAAACTTATATACGCTGAGTTCATCAAGGGTTTCTCCTTCGTTGCTATTGCCAGAAAGCTGACAGAAATGGGCATCAAATCACCGAAGGGATTGAAGTCCTGGAACCCAAGCACCATCAAATCCATTCTGACGAACGAAAAATACAAGGGCTGCGCGCTGCTTCAGAAACGCTATACGGCTGATTACCTGACAAAGAAAGTCGTTGTGAACAATGGCGCGGTTCCGCAGTATTATGTTGAAGATCATCATCCCGCCATTATCGAGGCTGAAACCTTCGACAGAGTGCAGGATCTGATCGCGCACCGCAGCCGGGAAAAGCATTTCAGCGGTTCTACCATTTTCTCCACCAAGATCCGCTGCGGCGAGTGCGGCGGATGGTTCGGCTCGAAAGTTTGGCACTCGAAAGACCAGTACCGAAGGGTCATATGGCGGTGCAACGCCAAATACGCCGACAGGAAAAGCAAATGCGGGACACCGCGTGTTACAGAGGATGAAGTGAAAGCTGCGTTCATCCGGGCAGTCAATAAAATGAGCGGGGATAGAAAAGCACTGATGGCCGATCTTCGGGAGGTACAGCAGGCCTTCAGTGGATCAGAGGAACTTGAAAGCAGGCTGCGCGAACTGGATGAGCGCCTGAACGCCGAGGCAGACGAGGTCCAGGAGATGATCGCCACCAACGCCAGGGTCGCTCAGAACCAGGATGAATACAGCACCGCATATGATGCGGCGGTTGGCAGGTACGAATCCACCAAGGCGGAGCGGGACAGTGTTGCCGCGGAGATCCGGCAGAAGGGCATTCGCCGCCGGGAATTCGAACGTTTCATCACGGAACTGGAAAAGCTGCCCGACGCGGTGACGGAATTTGATGAATCGCTCTGGGGCAGCATGGTGGAATATGTGACGGTTAGGAAAGATAAAACGATGGTGTTCACCATGATCGGCGGAACAGAAATTGAAGCCTAACCTGCCGCAAGCGCGTCTCTTCATCTTCTGAAGGGACGCTTTTCTTATGCCTTCCCCGTACTTTATAACGATGAATCCGCAAACGTTAAAAAGTGAAACCTTTTGAAACCGCTGGTTTCATTTGCCTGGCTATCATTACATTGTATCAAATAGACGTGCAAAATCGACATCATTCTCACCAAAAGCCTGTCACGCTTTGCCCGAAACACAGTGGATACGCTCAACGTTGTCCGCAGGCTGAAGAAGCTGGGCATCGAGGTTCGCTTTGAAAAGGAAAACATCTGGACCTTCGACAGCAAGGGCGAGCTGCTCATTACCATCATGTCATCACTGGCACAGGAGGAAAGCCGCTCCATCAGTGAAAACTGCACCTGGGGTCAGCGTAAGCGCATGGCAGACGGCAAGGTTTCGGTTCCCTTCAGCCGCTTCCTGGGCTACGATCGCGGGGAGAACGGTGAGCTGGTGGTGAATCCGGAGCAGGCAGAGATCGTTAAGCGCATCTACACCGAGTTTCTGCAGGGGGGCCACGCCCCACACCATTGCGGCAGGCCTGACGGCTGACAGCATCCGGTCTCCCGGCGGCAAGGACAGGTGGAATCCCAAGACGGTGCAGAGCATTCTCCAGAATGAGAAGTACAAGGGTGACGCGCTCCTGCAGAAGTGCTTTACCGAGGACTTCCTCACGAAAAAGCAGGTGAAGAATCAGGGGCAGGTGCCGCAGTATTATGTGACCGGCGACCATGAAGCCATCATCCCGGAGGATGTATTCGATATGGTGCAGCGGGAGATTTCGATGCGGAAGCCCGGCCCCAACCGGCACAGCGGCGTCCGGGTTTTCTCCAGCACCATTTACTGCGGGGAATGCGGCGGCATGTACGGCTCCAAGGTGTGGCATTCCAATGACAAGTATCGCCGGGTAGTCTGGCGATGCAACAGGAAATACGATGGCGATCAGCCCTGCGGCACACCCCATTTCGATGAGGAAACGCTGAAGCAGCTGTTCCTCTCCGCGCTGAACAAGCTGGTCGGGAAGCGCAACGAGATCAGGGACAGCTTTGACGCCATTCGCAGCACGGTGTTCGACACGGATGCGCTGGAAGCAGAGCTGGCGCAGGTCGAAGCAGAGATGAGTATCGCCGCAGAACAGGTCGCCCGAAGCATCCGCGAGAACGTTATGGTCGCGCTTGACCAGTCTGCCTACCGGGCAAGGCACGATGCCCTCTGCGACCGCTACGAAAGCCTCAAGGCACGCTGCGAAGAGCTGAAGGAGACCATCTCCGACAAGCAGACCCGGCTGGCTGCCATTGATGATTTTCTGAGAACGCTCATGAAGCAGGAGGCGCTTCCCACAACCTTCGACCCGATGACCTACCATATCCTTGTCGAACGGATGACGGTCTACAGCAAGGCCAGGGTGATGGTTCGGTTCAAGAACGGTATGGAAATTCAGGCCTGACACTTCGGCTCCCGTGCAAAAGCGGGAGCTTTTCTTTGTTCCCCCAAAAAACAAAAAAAGGCACAGCGCAGCGTACATCTGCTACCAATTCTGCTACCAATTTTCTATCCGCATATTGCTTGTATTCAACACGCCACCTTGATTTCAAGCACAATACCGCGTTTGGGCTCGATGATGTTCACAATCATGCGCACCAGCGATTTTGGCGTGAAGAAAACGCCGTCATCCGAGGCCACCGCCGGGGCAAACTTGTTGAGAAAGTACTCATAAATGCGCCCGATGATGTCGTCCTGAATGTCGTTTAGGGCGCTGTTGTTGAAGATGCGCAGCAATTCCCACAAGAGTTCGTTCTTGAAAGACGTGTAGGTCTTGGGCAGCACGCCGCTCAGCTGAGGGCTTTCTGCTTCTATCAGCGTCATGGCGTGGTTGACCTTTTCGCCGATATTGACTTTACCCGCTTCCAAGTTCAGCAGATATTCATAGCGTGCTTCTTCCGGCAGAAAGATAGCGCTTTTCTGCTGGAAGTCGATGGATTCCACCGGTAGTACACGCCCGTTGCGAACCGGGCGGTCTTTCATAATCTCGGCTTCCACATAGCGGAAGCGGCTATACGCATAGCGCAGGAAAATCAAGCCCAGCACGGGCATACAGTATTCCTGACTGGTCAGCTTGCTCTCTGCTCGGAGCAGGTCGGCGGATTCCCACAGCTCGCTTTCTAACTTGCGAAGGTTAATCATGGTGCATGTCCTCCAGTATATCACACACAGTGCGACCACACATGATGCGGCACTAACTCTATTATACCTCTTGAAGTGCATTCAGGTCAATTGCTAAATCAGCTTCGCCTTGCTTTTTGCATGAAATTTGCAAGGTGCCTACAGAAGCTCTTATCGCTTGATATGAATGAGTGGCCGAATGGAAAAGAACAAATTTTCAAAATGTACAGTATCATCTTTAGCGACTGCAAGGAGCAAAGCACACAAAAGCTGTATTCCGAGTTCCTTGCACGGAATGGAAATAATCAATCATTGAAAAAAGAACAGAATGCTGCCGATGAAACTGAAAAGACCGAGCAAAATGGCGAGAAAAATTTATTGCTGCCGCAGTCAGCAGTAGATTCGGAATCGGGAGCATTATCTTCCGAAAAAACAATGTGCAAGGAAAGTGAATGCGAGAATAAGCAGGATGAAGTAGCTGCTACTGCGGCTGAAGAAAATAATGCACACCAAAGACAAGCTGGAAAACTGTCCGATGGTGTTGCATTGGCTGAAGCACTATTGGCATGGACTTCTGAGCAAAAGAAAAAAATGCAAAGTCAAGCAGAGCAGATTGCGGAACTAACATATGAGCTAAAAAAGAAGCAAACAGTGCTTGAAAATCAAGCTGCGCAGCTTGCAGAGCTGAAAGAACGTACTGAAAAGCTGCTTGCGATAAAAATCAATCTTGAATCGGTCATTGAGACGGCTAAATCCGAAAACGAAAATCTAAAAACAGCGAAAGAAAAAGCGGAAAATACCATTGCACAGGTTCAACAGATGGCAGGAAACTCTGCAAAACAGGAGCTGGAAGGCTTTAAGGCAAAGCTGTCATCAGAAATGTCATATGCAATTAGGTGCTATCAGGACGGCTGTGCAGAGGATGAAAAGGCGGAGATTTAAAGCCAATGAAAAAAGGAATACGCCTGCACAGCATGAGGATTCAATAAGCATTCAGCAAGTCGAAATGAAGTCTCAGAGCGACTGTGCAAAGATTGCAGAGCCAGAGAGGATGAACGCACCTGCAGCAAGCAAACCGGAAATGCAGGTAACGCCAATCAAGACCATTGAAACGGTTGCAGAAACAGATACGGCGATACCAGTTAAAATGGATGACGTATGAGAAATCGTATAGTCGTGACATTCGTGCATATCGTTTCCCTGAAATTTTGTATTGTCCAGCATGTACATATCTGTGGAAGGACAAGCAGTTTGCTGGCTTGCAGAAAGGAGAACTGCGCTGTCCAGAATGCAACCATAGATTGGTTCCTTAACGCTTTATTGTTGCATGCCGTCATGGTCATATCGACGACTTTCCGTATTCACGATGGGTTCACCGAGGTGCCGCGTGTGAAAAAAATCAGGGAGGGGAACCTGAACGATTAAAGCTGTTCAATATTAATGGGCGAACAAACTTGGGCAGTCTGATGGTATCCTGTGAACTGTGTGGAAAAACACGCAGTATGCAAGAAGCGTTCGTTCCAGGGGCATTAGCAGCCGTGTATAAATGCGCTGGCCGCCAACCGTGGTTGGAACACGACGCTGATTCGCCATGCACAGAGAATGCTGTTGCTCGAATGAGAACATCCGCTGGTGTCTATATGCCCGTAAATATTAGCGCGCTGAACATTCCACCGTGGAGTACACAGGTCAACAAAATTCTATTTCGACATCTCGATGCGATGGAAGGAAAGAGT